TCAGCTTCAAATACAAATTATGTTGTAGTGTATTCTGATACTGCTGCTGGCGGTGTAATCGTTCTTCCGACTGATATCACAGGTACTACCACTAGTAGTGTTACCATAAAATTACCAAATACATATGCTGGTAAAGTTATGACTGTATTCGCTGCAGTCAATAAATCTAGCGCATCAGTTAACTCTCAAAGAACTAAGGTATTGACAACAGCAACTCCTGTTACATTCACAACACAGGCTACTGCTACTGCTGCAGACTTATATCTTGGTAAGGCTGATGGCTTTAGAATTATCGCTGTAAAGATGAAGACTGGAACATTTGCATCTCCAGGCGCAACTTATAGTATTGATATTACAGATCGTTATCATTTCGATGATGGGCAAAGATCAACTCATTATGGATTGGCTTCTATTTCTTTAAAGAGTTCATATCCACCACCAGTTGCACCGATTCAAGTAGAATTTGAATATTTTGCTCACAACGGAACTGGCGATTTCTTTACAGCTTCATCATACACAAATATTAGTTATAAATCTATCCCGTTTTATGGTACATTCCCATTAAGAGACTGTATTGATTTCCGTCCTCGTATTGATGATAACGGCACAACTTTCACTCCAGCATCAGAGACATCTTCATTGATGCCTAAACGTGGTAATGATATTGTATGTGATTTTGTTTATTATTTACCAAGAAAATCAAGAATTTCAATAAATACTGCTGGCACATTTAATTTGGTTGATGGTGTATCCGCTTTAGTACCTGGAGATCCAATAACAACCCAACTGGATATGGTTCTGTATAACTTAATATTAGAACCATATACATTCTCAACTGCACCATCTAGCGTATCTATTGAGAAGATTGATAATAAACGATATACAATGCGTGATATCGGTAAACTGGAAAAACGTATTGATAACCTAGAGTACTATACTGCTCTTACAATGCTAGAGCAGCAAACAGAATCTATGACTATAACTGATTCTCTTGGGTTAGATCGTTATAAAAATGGATTTGTTGTAGATAATTTCTCTGGACATAATGTTGGTGATACAACATCTGCAGATTATTTGTGTGCAGTTGATATGGAGAATAGAAATCTTCGTCCTTTCTACACAAATTATAATGTTAATTTAATAGAAAACAAATCTACAGATATTGCACGTGCTAGTGCACATTACAAATTATATGGTAATGTTATTACGTTGCCAGTTAGTGCTAATCCAGTTTTAGTTGAACAACCATATGCATCACGTCTGGAAAATATTAATCCATTTGCTGTTTTTACATTTATCGGTGATGTAGTTATAAATCCATCTTCCGACGATTGGTTCGAAGTTGATCGTCGCCCAGATATTATTATTGATGTTCAAGGTAATTATAATACTATTAAGAATTTAGCAGAAAAGGCTGGCGTTCTTGGTACTGTTTGGAATGCATGGCAGACTGTTTGGAGTGGAACACCAGTTAATTCTGGTCGTGTAGTATTTACATTTGGTAGTAATTGGGCATCTGGTCAAGGTGATGTTCGTTTATCACAAGCAGAAGTCCAACAGCGTTTTGGTATTACATCATGGGGTAATGCTCGTCAGATTACTGCAGAGGTAACTGCAACTCAAGTCAATCAAACAAGAACTGGTATTAAAACAACTATTCAAGAAAAAATAGATCAGCAACTGGTTGCTGACAGAGTTTTATCTAGTGTTGCTATACCATACATCAGATCAAGAAATATCTTGATTCAAATTAAGAAGTTAAAACCTAGCACTAAATTCTATCCATTCTTTGATAATGTAGATATTTCCGCATATTGCACTCCTGCAACTAAGTTGTACTATACACAACCAACAGGAACTGCTGGTACTTTTAACTCTACAACAAATGTCGGTTCTAACGTAACAGAAACTGCAAGACTTATTGCTGGGGACTCTCAGGTGTGTTTGAATCGTGGTGATGTTATTACTGGTGGAACATCTGGAGCAACTGCTGTAGTTGTTGGTACTGAGTATAATCCAGATACTGGTGTGTATGCATTACATATTGTTAACTGTAGTGCGACACCATTCCAAGTTAATGAAACTATTACTGGAACTGTATCTTCTGCTACTGCGAAGGTATCCGCTGTTCCAGTTATTGCAACTATTGGACAAGATCTAGTAACAAATGCTGCTGGAGATATTAATTTATTATTTAATATTCCAAACACTGACATTACTCGTTTCCGCTGTGGTACTCGTGAACTAAAACTTATTGATCAACCAGATGAAACTCTGGCATTCACTTCTCGTGCCCGTGCCAACTATAGCGCAGTTGGTGTTCTTGAGACAAAACAAGCAACTATCAATTCTGTTCGTAATGCATTACTTGTTGAAGAACAAGTTTTTGATAATCAATCAATCGTACAAACTACACAAAGAGTTGTTGCTGATACTGGTTGGTGGGATCCTCTTGCGCAAACCTTCTTGGTTCAATCTGAAGGTGGAGCATTCATATCAAGTATTGATATTTTCTTTGCATCTAAAGACCCTAATGTGCCTGTCACTTTAGAAATACGTGAAGTGGTTAATGGATATCCTGGAAAACGTGTTCTTCCATTTAGTCGAGTTACACTAACACCAAGTCAAGTTAATCTATCTAATGAAACTGTATTACTTGAAGGTACTGCTGTCAGATCATATGACACACCAACCAAATTCTCATTTCCAAGTCCAGTATATGTAGAAGATAATGCAGAATATTGTTTTGTGTTAGGATCTGATTCTAATAACTACAGAGTTTGGATATCTCAGGTTGGTGACACTATTCCTGGAAGTTCTAGAACAATATCAGAACAACCATATGCTGGTGTGATGTTTAAGTCTCAAAATGCTTCTACATGGACAGCAGATCAATCTCAGGATATTAAATTCTCTATTTACCGCTGTCAATTTGATACATCAAGTCCAGGTAACGTAGAATTTACTAATGATAAATTACCACAGCAAACGCTAGATTTAGATCCTTTTGAGATTCGTAGTGGAACTACAACAGTTCGTGTATGGCAGCGTGACCATGGCATGCCACCAGGATCTACTGTAACTATTAGTGGAGTTGGTTCTGCAGTCAATGGTATTCCAGCATCAGAGTTGAATGGCAATAAAGTTATATCAAATGTTGATATTGATACATACACTATTACTGTAAGCACTACACCAACATCAACTGGTTTTGGTGGAGGATCTTCTGTTAGAGCTACTAGAAATATTCAGTTTGATGCATGTCAACCAAGTATTCAGGTTCAAACATTCTCTGAAACTGCAGCTGATTTTTCAATTAGAACAACTTCTGGTCAGTCAGTTGATAGCACTTCACAGGTTCCATATGTGTTAGATGAAGTTGAAGGATATGGAGTAGTTGCCAATGATGTCAATTATTTCTCTACACCTAGAATGGTTGCTTCTGAAGTTAATGAACAAGTTTCAGTATTAAATTCTGCTAAATCTTTAACAGTACGTGCTCTTATCTCGTCAACTAATTCTGCGATATCACCAGTTATCGATCTTGATAGAACAAGCCTTATTGCTATTAGTAATAAAATTAATAACCCAACAGAGGCTAATATAAACGTAACTGGTATTGATGATAACGTGGTTACTTCTGCTAATACTAATATTGCATTTAGTGCAGGTACTACTATCACTTCATCTGATACAGCAACTAAAGCGATACTGTCAGCATTAATACCTGGAAAATATCTAACAATTGATGGTTCAGGAACTGCAAGTAACAATGGAACATTCTTGATTACTGCTGTAGCTTCTGATGGAGCATCTGTAACATTGAATAAAACATTCTCTTCTGTTGCAGCTGGAACTGCTATTACTTTGACCCAACGTGAGAGATTTGTTGATGAAATTGTACCATTAGAAGGAAGTACATATAGCTCTTATGTTACTAAGAAAATCAATTTTGCTAATCCATCTAAATTCTTAAGATTGCAATTTGCAGGTAATATCCCTAAAGAAGCTGCAGTCGAGGTTTACTATAAAACTAATAATGTTGGTTCGGCAATTCCATTCAATCAGGTTAACTATACTTTAGCTAGTCCAGATTCTGTTATTATAAATTATGATAATTCTACAGAGATTTTCCAAGATATAACATACTCATTATCGAATCTACCATCATTCGATGCAGCATCTGTTAAGATTGTTATGAAGTCAATTAATACTTCTGCAGTCCCGATCATTAAAGATTTCCGTATGATTGCTTGTGCATAATGGAATATGTAAAGATACAATCTAACGCATCACTGGTCAGAGATATGACCAGTAACGCTATCATAAATACTAACAAAGAAGAATATTTAAATTATATAAATCGAGTTAGTAGACAGACGTCATTAAATGAAACGATCTCAAATACTACAGAACAAATTGAAGTTTTAAAAACAGAAATAAATAGTATGAAAGAAGATTTAAGTGACATTAAAATTATGTTATTGTCCTTAATAGATAAAGGTAAGTAATGTCAATCATATATCGTTCAACAAAAGGTTCACCTCTTTCTATCGCAGAAGCAGATGGAAACTTTGCGTATCTCAACGACCAATTAGTCGGGAAACTAGATTCTACTGCATACACAGCAGCAGATGTTTTAGCTAAATTATTAACAGTAGATGGTTCTGGTTCAGGACTTGATGCTGATCTTTTAGATGGAAGAACTTCTGCTACAACCAATACTGTTTCTACGATTGTTGCAAGAGATGCTTCTGGTAATTTT